GCTTCAGACGAAGAACCAAAAGAAAAAGAAGGTGAAGGTTCTGGAAACAATGTACAGCCTGAGGGACAGGCCGATGAATCAAAGCCCGAAGCAGAGGAAGGAGTAACCCAAGCCAATGGTGAAGGTTCTAAAGCCACTGAAATTACATCTGAAACAGACGATACCTTTCGTAGTAATGAAGGTAAATTGATTGATCAAGATAATAAAGGTACACATACCTTTGTTGCAAATGGTTTTACCAAAGAGCAACTTGAAGATATGATTGTATCTTATAAGACAATCAAAGAGTCTCGTGAAAAGACTTATAGCTATGATTCACCAAGCCAAAACTTTACTGAGTCTTATGAAGCATTCTTAGAAGATAATAAAAAGATTGTAATGGTTATGGCTAAAGAGTTTGAAATGCGTAAGGCAGCTTGGAGATCAAAGCGCGCACAAACTGCTCGTTCTGGTTCTCTTGATGTTAACAAGTTGTATGCCTATAAGTATACTGATGATATCTTCAAGCGTATGACTATGATGCCAGATGCTAAAAACCATGGTATGTTTATGATGGTTGATTATTCTGGCTCAATGCAACATATTATGAGAGATGTACTTAAGCAAGCTTTAGTACTTAGCATGTTCTGTAAGAAAGTTAATATCCCATTTCAAGTTTGGGGCTTTACTTCTACTGATAGATGCACTACTGGTATAAAGGCTCCTTATTCACACGTACAACATGAAGGTGTAAGACTTTACCAACTACTAAGTTCTTCTCTTCCTAAAGGTGAGTTTGAAGTAGCTTTTAGAAATCTGTATAGAACTTCTTTCTATGCTTACTATCATCACTATATGGCTTTTTCTGAAGCAGAGCGTATGGGTGGTACACCACTTGATGAGATGCTAATTGCTGCACCTACTTTGCTTAATAAGTTTACTAGGCAAAACAATATTCAAAAGACCAACTTCATTCTTCTTACAGATGGATATGGCTCTAGAATTAGTGCTGCTCGTCATGAAAACGAAGATGCAGATGAATACAAGCACGGTGGTTATTCAATTAATATTAATGGCAATGTTGTAACCACTAAAGCTAAAAATGGTAACCGTACTACTCTTACTGAAGCTTTGTTAAAGAATATCAAAAAGCAATGTAACTCAGTAACAGGTTACTTCCTTGCTGGTAATAGAAACGATTTTAACTGTGGCATGCGTAATATTGATCTTGGTCAAAATGAATTTTATAAAGCACGCCAACAGTTTCTTAAAAATAAGTTTAGTTCTTATGACAATGTAGCTGGCTATGATAGATACTTTATCCTACGTTGCGATGGAAGGTCTGCAAATACAGACACTACTGAATTTGATGTAAAAGATAATGCAAAGAAAGGTGATATTACACGAGCATTTAAGAAGCACGCTAACTCCAAGAAAGCAAACAGGACTCTTGCAGTTAAATTTGCTGAAATGGTAGCCTAATGATAGAAACAGATAAAGATATTGTTTCTTGTTCTGGTGATGATACACATCCAAAGGTATACATAAAGGTGCCAGGTAAATGTGGTTATTGCGATATTGAGTTTGTATCTGTCCGTAGCTCAGCTGGATTAGAGCAACGGCCTTCTAAGCCGTGGGTCGCAGGTTCGAGTCCTGCCGGACAGGCCAACTCAGAAAAAAAATGAAAAAAAGTGAAAATAATCCTTTACAATTGGCAAAAAGCGTGTTATAATATATTAGTAAGATGGAAAAAGAACTAAATGATGGAGACTATATTATGAACAATCTTTCTTTCTCTCAGCGTGCAATCATGGAAAAGGTTGCAGAAGTTTATCCTGGTAAGGAGGAATTTCGTAAGCCTGAACTTAAAATTATTGCTGACCAATTGGGATGCACTCACAAGGATGTCGATAAGATCTTCGACGCTGGCACCAAAGTTCGTTATGGTGTATATAATCTTGCTGGGTTGGTTATTCCTTTTGAAGGCAAGTCTAAACCTCAGGAGTCAAAGGTGCCTACAAACGTTCAATCAGTTATGAACGATGAAATATTCGTACCTGAACTCGACAAGTACTTTGTACGTTGGGGTCACTTCAGCGACGTTGAAGCTATTATCGCTTCTGGCGCTTTCTACCCAGTGTACATTACTGGTCTATCCGGTAATGGTAAGACAATTATGGTTGAGCAAGGTTGTGCTAAGGCTAAACGCCAGTACATTCGAGTTCAAATCACACCTGAAACTGATGAGGACGATCTTATCGGTGGCTTCAGGCTTGTTAATGGCGAAACGGTTTTTGCCGAAGGTCCAGTTATCAAAGCCATGAAGAAAGGTGCCATTCTTCTTATCGATGAACTTGATCGTGGTTCTAACAAAATCATGTGTCTTCAAGGTGTACTTGAAGGTAAGCCAGTTCTTATTAAAAAGACTGGTGAGGTTGTAACACCTGCCAAAGGTTTCAACGTAATTGCTACAGCCAATACTAAAGGCAAAGGTTCAGATGACGGTCGCTTTATTGCGGCAAACATCATTGATGAAGCTTTCCTTGAAAGGTTTACTATTACAATGGAACAACCTTATCCATCAACTAACATCGAAAAGAAAATCGTGCTTAAGCACATGGATAAGTTCGGTGAAACTGATGAAGCCTTTGCTGAAACTCTTACCACTTGGTCAGAGACTATTCGCAAGACATTCCTTGACGGTGGAATTGATGATCTTATTTCTACACGTAGGCTTTGTCATATTGTACAAACATTTTCGATCTTTAAAGATCGACGTAAATCAATTGAGCTATGCGTCAATAGGTTTGACGAAGATACTAAGGAAGCATTCCTTGACCTGTATGAAAAGGTTGATGCTTCAGTATCTTCCACCACTTCATCTGAGTTTGATGAGATGATGGGCAACCCTATGGATGAGCTTGATAATCTAATTAATGAGGTATCGTAATGAGTAAATATAAATTCAATGAAGGCCCTCTAATCTCAGAGTTAAAAGCCTATATAGATAGTACCTATGAAGGTCACTATTCTAAAAACAAGTTTCAATCCACAGAATTTATCATCGACTGTGGACATGGCATGGGCTTCGCACTTGGGAATGTTCTCAAGTATGCCCAACGCTATGGAAAAAAAGATGGTGCCAACCGTAAAGATCTTATGAAGATCTTGCACTATGCAATCATCGCATTACATCAACATGATGTTGACCACCCTGAATGGGAGAATGGTCAAGCTGAAATGGATTTTGGTAATCAATACCAAGTAAATAATTATAAAGTGAAAGTGAGTCCTAAACTATGAAATTGTCTAATGAAACCCGTGATGTGCTGAAAAACTTTGCCGCCATCAATTCAAATATCGTATTCAATGGTGGAAACGAAATCAAAACTGTAGCAACAGCCAAGAACATCCTTGCTTTTGCTGATGTTGAAGAATTGTTTCCATCAGAACAAATCGGGATCTATGATCTCAACGAGTTCCTCGGGGTCTTGGGTATGTTTGATGATCCAGAGCTGTCGTTCTCTACTGACTTTAAATCTGTCAAAATTGAACAAGATCGTAAGTCTGTAAATTACTTCTTCTCTGATCCTTCCATCCTTACATCTCCATCTAAGACCATCAATATGCCTGACCCTGAGGTCACCATTACTCTTACCGATAGTGATATCGCCCAACTAAGGAAAGCAGCATCTGCTCTTGGAGTTACGGATGTAGTAGTAACTGCTAATCCTGGCGATAATAATGTTACTGTTCGAGTAACTGATGTAGAGGATGCCACAGCCAATAACTTTGAACTAAAAGTTGACGGCCCTGCAGCAACTGCACCATATCGATTTGTATTCAGTGTAGGTAACTTTAAGATCGTACCTGGTGATTATACCATTCAGATCTCTTCTAAACTGATATCAAAGTGGCAACATACTACTCAGCCACTTCATTACTTTATTGCTCTTGAAACGAGCTCAAACTACGGAGGTTAAATGTCACTGGTAAGTAACGCTGACCGTTTGATTGTGTTGATGGAAGAGATAGCATATGCTGAATCTCAACTTCAACCTGAAGATACAGGTCACATCCACACATCCATTGCATGGATGAAACAAAGATTACAAACAATTAAGGAGAGATTAGATGACTCAAGAAACGGAAGCCCCGACTCTGAATATCAACGACCTGCAGTCGGTGGTTAAGATCATTGATGCTTGTTCTGAACGTGGAGCATTTAGAGGAAATGAAATGGCTTCAGTTGGATCAGTCAGAGATCGATTAGCAGCTTTTGCAGAAGCCAATGCACCAAAGGCAGAAGAAATTAATGAAGATGGAACAGTTCCACCTGGCTATCCGTCTAAAGAAGAACTGCCTGAGATTGATGAAGACTTTAAGCCCGGAGGAACAATCAACGACGATTAAGGGTTTACAAACACGCCAAAATGTGTTATAATATATGTATGATTTTGTTATGGAGAAATTGAATGGATGACTTCCTCTGGGTCGAAAAGTATCGGCCAAAAACTATTGATGACGTAATCTTACCGAAAGAGCTTAAAGCTTTCTTTCATAAGATTGTGGAATCCGGCGAACTGCCAAATATGCTGTTTACAGGAACAGCTGGTCTCGGTAAGACCACGGTTGCCAAAGCTCTGTGTAATGAGCTTAATCTTGATTGGATCTTAATCAACGGGTCCGAAGAAGGCAATATTGATACCTTGCGTGGCAAGATCAAGCAGTTCGCATCATCTGTTTCATTACAAGGTGGATATAAGGTTGTGATCCTTGATGAAGCAGACTACCTGAACCCGCAGTCAACGCAACCGGCTCTTCGTGCTTTTATTGAAGAGTTTTCCAATAACTGCCGGTTCATTCTTACATGTAATTTTAAGAATCGTATTATTGAACCACTACACTCTAGGTGTGGTATCTATGAGTTCAATACAACGAAAAAAGACATGGCTGTACTTTGTAGTGAGTTTATGACTCGTGCCAAGGGCATCCTTGATGGCGAAGGCATTGGTTATGAAGAATCAATCCTAGCCGATATTATTATGAAACATGCACCTGATTGGAGGAGGATACTAAATGAATTACAAAAATGTTCTGTTGTGGGGAGTGTTACTAGGTCTGGCACTGATCTTGCTGGATCTCAACTTTTTCCAGATCTATTACAGCAGCTAAAAGCTAAAGACTTTAAGAAGATGCGGGCTTGGGTAGCCAACAATATGGATATTGAAAGTGCCGCTATCTTCCGTGGTCTTTATGATAATATGAATGACTGTGTTAAACCACAGTCTATACCACAACTTGTACTGATTCTTGCCGAGTATCAGTATAAAAATGCCTTTGTTGCCGACCATGAACTCAACACTGTAGCATGTATGACTGAAATCATGGCTAACGTGGAGTTCGTATGACAATGAAGAAAGCCTGGCGTATTTGGGCAAAAACTATCGGCTCAAAAATAGGAGATAACTATGAAAGTGACATTGCAGCTATCTGTCGTACAGCATGGGTTCTTACTCATATGGTCGCTTGTTTTTTTATCATCGCTCATAATGGCATAAAGCTAGGATGGTTCTGATGTTTAAGAAAAAGCCAAGACCACTTTGGGAAGAAATGTCAGACGATGGAATGAATAAGTTCCTGAAGTTCTGCATAACCTGTATATTCTTATGGATGGGTTACCAAACAATTGTAGCTCTAATAGAAAGGTTTAGCTAATGTGGATAAAATGCGAAGATAAGATGCCGGAAGTTGGCGATAAGGTATGGTACTTTTTTGATGTGGTGGGAAGCCACCGTGGTACCTTTGACGGATACTATGTAGACGAAGAAGGTAAAGAGTGGAAAGGTATGCATATGTTTTCTTGTGATTATGGTTGGTTGACTGGTGATGTTACTCACTGGCATCCAGATCAGGAGGAAAGACCCGATGGGCCCGTTTGATTATCTAAACGCAATTAATACTTCAAAGCGAGACATCATGGTTGATGATCTCGCCGAGAAGGATTACAACTCATTTATGGTTAATCGTGGATTGTCTTATTTCTATGACACAGTATTGCTAGCCAATGAAATGAATCGCCACCATCACATAGACAATCGCCTTAAATTTGATTTTCTTATAAATACTATTAGGAAACAAAAGCGTTTCAGTAAGTGGTTGAAAGCAACTAAGATCGAAGATTTAGAGTTGCTTAAAGAGTGTTATGGTTACAGCAACGAAAAAGCCCGCCAAGCTCTCACCTTACTAAATGATGCGCAACTTGAAGAACTAAGAAAAAAGGTGAACAAAGGTGGAAAATCAAAGTAACGAAATTAAGGAGTGGACTCCAGCTATGATGCTGGAAGTAACTCTTAATGAGCCGGATGACTTCCTGAAAGTACGTGAAACGCTGACACGTATTGGTGTTGCATCCCGCAAAGACAATATACTATATCAGTCTTGTCATATTCTACATAAGCAAGGCAGATATTTTATAACACATTTTAAAGAGCTCTTTTTGCTAGATGGGAAACCATCTAACCTTATGGAGAATGATCTTGAACGTAGAAACACAGTAGCTACACTGTTATCTGACTGGGGACTTATTACTATTGTAAATAACGATCAAGCAAATAACAAAGCACCACTACGTCAAATCAAAATTATTTCTTATAAAGATAAAGACAAATGGCAGTTGTGTCCTAAGTATAACATAGGAACAAATAAGTAATGCCTTGGCCTCATAAGAATCGTCCTCCAAAAGGGAGAAGAAAGAAAGGCTCTACAAAACGTAAAAATGCGAGAAAGAATCGCAAAAAATAATTTGCTTTGCCCCTTTACATTTGGGAAAAAAGTATTATATATAATAGTAGGATGCCGATAAACGGATCCGATTAACCTTGCTAGTCAATAGGAGGAAACATGATGACTAACACATTCGCATTCCCGCGAAACGCTTTCTTAGGTTTCGATCACATCTTTGATGAGTTGAACAATATTCACGCTCATGCAAAGGATACCTATCCACCACATAACGTAGTAAAAGAGGAAGACGCAAAGTATACTCTTGAGCTTGCAGTGGCTGGATTCAAACAAGAACATATTGATATCGAAGTGAAAGATCACGTCCTTACAATTAAGGGTGATAGACCTGCACGTAGAGATCAAGCTAAATATGTTCATAAAGGTATTAGTGCAAGAAATTGGAAAAAGTCATTTAGACTGTCCGAATACACGGAAGTAACCGGTGCAGATCTTGTGGATGGAATTCTTACTGTCAAATTAGAAGTAGTCCTTCCAAAAGAGAAGCAGCCTCGTAAGATCAACATTGGAACTAACGAGGAAAAAAATGACAACAATAGCGCTCAACTACTCCAGGAGTCTGCTTAGCATACTCTGGAATGGTTTAAAGAAAACCCTTCAAGGTATAATGATTGGTTGGATGATTGCTAGGCAAACACAGGCCAATCAACACGTAGCTAAACAACTTATTCAGCATGGCGAATATCGTCAAGATGATTACTTCACTCTTGTTGCTAAATTGAATCAAGAAACGATTCAAAGCATTCATAAGGAGTTCGGTAACAATGACTAAGTTTAAAGCATGGTGGAAAAACTTTTGGATGGA